CCTCTCTGTTAGCTGAACCAGAACGCATCAAAAGATCTGTTAATTCTGGTGTTGGTTGGAATCTTTCGGTTTTAGCTGACATATATTTTCTCCCTATGATTAAAAATTATAGATTAACTGATACTTTTGCGTAACCGTCGGCGTCTACAGCACTTAAGAACTGGCCAATCTTAACAGAGTTTGTTGAGCTTGTACCAATTAAGCCGCTTACACCAACATAAGCATCAACACCAGCAGCTGGACTACCTGTGACCTTGTTGGTTGTAACCTGTCCATTACGGAGCAATGTTACCTTACCACCAAGTTGCACTTCGTCTTTGTGCCAGTTGATGTGCTGTCTTGTTAGATCAATATTTACAACATCGTTAAGTAAAACGCCTACGGGCTTTGAGCCAGAAACAGTTGCGGCATATGCGACAACAGCATTGGCATCGTCCATAGAGATACCAGAACCTCCTGTGGTAACACAGGCAACACCACCGCGCTCGGCTGTGGAGTTCATGAAAAATGATACATCAGTTAGTAATTCGATACGATCTGGTTTTAGAGCCATGTTAGTTCTCTCCCTATAATTAGTTAGTTATTTGACCTTTTTACCGATTTTGCTGCGAACGAAATCAACAAGAGCCGCTCTAGTTGAGTCTACTTCAGATTCAATTGCACTACCAACACCAAGATTAACTTCTTCTGCGATCTCAACGGTTTCTAGAACAGCTGGATCTGAATTTTCTTCTGAAGCCTTCTTCTTTGCCTTCATGTCTTTTTCGTCTTCTTTGGTTTCATCTTTTTTGCTTTTATCTAGCCAAGGAGGCATCTTGCCAGCAAAAATGACTGTCATAGCTTCAAAAGCTTCATCTTCCATAGAATCAAATTTCTCTATGATATTAGCAGCAATTTCAGCATCTACTCCCTGCTCGATTAAAGAAGCTTTTCTTTTCATAGTCTTAGCTTTCTTTTCCATCTCTGCTTCTTTCGTTTTGTAGCCAGCGATGGCTTCGAGAGCAGCATCTAGTTCTGCTTTCATTTTCTTCTTTTCTTCTTCCATTTGCTTCTTTTCTTCTTCCATCTCTTTTGTCTTGTTAGCTGCTTCTTCTTTTAAAGCAGTAATTTCAGATTCTTTGGTCTGAGCGAGATCAGATAGATCTGCTTCGAGTTTTTCTTTGACAAGTTTTAGCTCTGCAACTTCAGAAGATAAAGCCGTAAACTCAACATTGACATTTTCAACTTCTGTTTTTTGCATTTCTGTTTCTTGATTATCTGAACTCATAATTAGTTTCTCCGAATTAATATTGGACTGTGAAATAAATACACCCGATTGAACCATTTCTGAATTTTTTTCTTCAATATTATCTTTATTTGTCTCAGGAAATAAGTTTTTAATAAAAATAATACTATCGATATTTGCTGGACGGTCAACAAAACCCTTCCCAGTAAATGTAATGTTACGTAAGACTCTACCAATTTTATAGTCTTGGTGTTGTCCCATTCCGCCATATGATCTAAGAAATTTTGTTAAATATGCTGTTTCTTCATTCCTAGCTAATACTTTATATTCATTAGTTTGAGTATTTAAAACACCATAGTCAAAACCCTTAAAAAAGCATTCCATACTAACATACTTAGTACCAGCCTGAATTTGTGAAATAAGATTTTCTGATCTTTCTTTTAACTCTGGATTACTAAATCCTCTATAAATAACCGAGCCTGTTAATATATGAAATTTATTAGGAAGATCTTGTATAGGAGTATTTTCATCAATTAAATCGCCATCTTCTGTAATGGGCCAATTAGAAATAATATGACCTATAATAATATCTTCATTATGCTCTAGGTTTGTTGGCTTGTGTTCTGGAGTGTGTTTAGCTTTCCAAACCTCTGTTTTATCAAAAATATCATCATTCTTATTCCAAGAAGATGTTACTAAAATAGACTGTACATAATATAGATCTTCATCGCTATAAGATGCGATACTTTTTATTTTAGGTGGCTTTTTGTAGGTTAACGAACAAGGTTCTGCAACGCAAGCATAAGAAATTGATGCAGATGTGCTCATTAGGTCTGCCAAGCCGTCGATTTTTTCTTGTTCAAAAATATGCATAGTTTGACCTCTTAGGTTGGATCCAAATTACCATACACCATAGAATAATAAGAAGCTTTAGCTTGTTTATATTCGTCCATAGATAATTCTCTGCTTAAATCTGATTGTAATGCTCTAATCCAATTACGAAAGTTGACAACAATATCTGTTAATGATTCATTAGAACTACATGCTAATAAAACATTGTCTTGATCTATCTTAGAGTATGGGGACATGTTGAGCAGTATATTAGTTTTAAGGGATTCTAATTCTTCTGCTTCTGCACTAGATAATGTTCTGAGATTTTTTTTAGTATAGAATTCCAAAACCATGGGGTTAACTATCTCGCTAATTTTTTCTTGGGCGTTGGTTGCCCAGATTAAAAGTTTTGCGCCAGTTCTGGGTGAAAATTTTCTATCTGCTCTTTTCTCGGTGTCTTTAGATAGTTTGGGTCTGCCTTCTCCAGGTTCTTTGGGCAACGAATCCGAAGACGGATCGTTTGCCAACTTCGTTGAAGGAGGAACTACGGGCATCTTCATTTCGAGGACAGTTTTTTCTCCAGGTTTTTTCTTTTCGAGTTGCAGACCAACTTGACTTGGAGTTGCTGCTCCTAACTGCAAAGAAATCTTTTTAAGAGAATTTTCAAATTCTGGATCATACCATGGTCCAGCCTTTTTGACCATACGATCACCTTTTCTATCTCTAGACTCCCTATTGAGTCTACTCTTTTCCATGTCTGGATCGAAGCCAAATCTAGTTTGCAATAGCTCGTCACTAATAAGATTTCTATCAGCTAATTGAATTAAAAGAGCTTTTTCTGAATCTTCATTACTTAGATCCATTCTATCAAATTCTATTTTTGCTGGATATCTAAATCCCATAGCTTTTTGTACTAGTTCTATTTCTTTCTCCCAAAAATTTACTAATATATCTCTACCATATTGAAGTCTTTGGGTGAGTGTCTTTAAAGAAATAAAGTTATTGGTTGTTCCAGCAGCTCCAAACGTACCAGTTAAGGTTGGAGGAATACCTAAACCGGCATATACTGAATTTAAATGAGGAATATATTTACCTTCTCCAAGAAATTGATGCACATTAGTTTTAGACTCTAGAAGCTCAATATCTGGACCCCAAACCAAATCCATTGTTCCGCCACCGACGTTATTTCCTAGTATCTGAGCCAATTTAGCGGTTGCTGCTTTGGTTGGAGCTATTTTGTGTTCGAGACTACCAAGTTTAAAAATACGAATATTTGAGATAGCCCCATCAAGAGCTGCCATATCAGCTAATTTAAGTTTTTCTATAACTGTAATATCGTCCATAATGGCATACATCATAGGAAAAGCCCATGTCTGCCAATCGTCTTTTTTATAGTGGTATACAATAATTTTATCTGGATCTAGTGGGTATGCTGTTTTCTGTTTTGCTGCTTGTACAATCTGTGGAGGTAACTTATCTATAATTTGTTTTTCTGCGTCTGTCTTTGGACTATTAATAGTTTTACGAAGAGAAGCTGGTAATACAAGTTCATATCTTTTTTGCGTTACAAAAGAAGATAAAGATCCAGCTGCTACTTCAACAAATACAGGATCAATAAAAGTATATCTCCAAGGAATTTCTCTTTTTTCTAGAGCAATAGAGTCTAGATCGGTAATATCTAAGTCGGGAGCAGCAACTGTTCTATATAATTTATCTGTAACTTTAAGACTTAATTTTCCGGTTTGTTTATGTATAACAACATTACCTACTTTATAGATGTTGTTTAAAAATCTTTCACTACGATCTTTGCCAGATATTTTCTTAAACCATTGTCTATAAAATTTTTCTATTCTTTTATTCTGATGGACAATTTTGATACCTTGTACTCCGAAATCTCCCATAAGATCAATGACATTTTTAACTAGACCAACTCTTTGATAAATATCCTCAGCTCTGCGCATAATCAACTTAATACTGCGCCTAGGTACTGCTTCGTCTGGTCTGAAAAAGTCATAATCTGTACGAGTTAATCCTGGACGACCACCAGTTATTCCGTCCAAATTAGAATAATCAAGACTATATCTACGACCAGCGGCTTCTGCTTTTTGGATTCCGGTATATTCGTCTAAAGACTCAGAAGCTTTCTTTAAAGCGTCTTGTTTACTAGATAAATCTTCACCCCAAGCAATATATGCTTCCTGATTACCTGTTGTGGCGTCTTGGATAACTTGACTTTTCGGATATTTTTTAGCCATAATTTATATTGGTATTGTAATAGGATTATAATAGAACTGTCAAAAAGATATACACTAATTATCTATATACTCCCTTATAAATATCATCATTTGCAGCGGAAGTAAACCATTCTGGACCTTTGTACATTGCTCCATCATTCTTGACCATTTCTCTTCTATTACCTCCAACAACATCGTATGTTATGGGCTGTAGTATTCTTTGAGCTTGACGAGCTATCATATTTGCTATTAATAGGGAGCTATATCTATCTTTTCTTAGTCTGCCTTTTTTGCCGTTTTGTAGTTTTACTTCGGGAGTATCCCATCGATCTCTAGCGTTCGCTCCGGTGCTAGTTTGAGTCATTACTATTGTTGTCAATTCGTTTTTTAGTTCTTCTATTTCTAAAATACATTCACTAACACTATCATAAATAGGATTGAGGTCTGTGTCTAAAATGTCTTTGCCTTCTTTATCTAAAGCTAACCCTAATGTTAAGTTATCAAATCTTGGAAATAATAATACTTTATCTTCTAAGTCTTTTCTTAAACCATGATTAGCTTGTGCTGTCCATTCTGCTTTGGCAAATTGCACCAATTCTAATATATGTAAACCAGATTGGTCGTCTGTATCTTTTGATTTGTTTGGATCTATAATCGGCCAAATAACTAATTCTCCGTCTTCAAGCTTGCTAGGATCGTGTAGAGCTTCTTCAATAGAAACACCTCCACCCTGAGCATCTAAACCTATCTTTACTGGAGGAAAAGTTTTCATCAAATTTCGAATTTTTCTAGCACAAAATCCGTAGAAATCGTGTTCCTTAATTAATCCTGTTTTTTGACGTTCTTTAAAATTACTACGATTAGTAGTCCAACAATATACTATGCGACTATGATCGTTATGTAACTCTAAAACTACGATACTAAAATTATCTTGTTCGGATGCTGGGTCGATCCCGTATACATATTTATGTTCGTTACTACCTCTGGTGACTGCATCAAAAACAATCTTTTTATTTCCTATAACTATTGGCTTATTATCATTAGCAACACAACTTTCAATTAAACTTCTTCTAAAAAATCCTTCACTATCACTAACAAAGCAAGCTGCATACTCCATATTGTATATTCCATTATGGATAGTAGCTTTAGCGCGAGATACTTGTTTATCATCCATGAATCCTTTTGGAATTAACTCATAAGGTATTCTTATAATGCTATAATCTTTCCAATTAAAATTACTTGGTACTTCACCCTTAAATAATTCTTCTAACTTATTAGTATCTCCCTTACTTTCAATAATAGCTTTGTATCTTCTCCAATAGCTAGCAAAGTGTTTAAAAGCATAATCTGCTGTACCAGAAATAATAGCTTGGTTACCCATCTTTTTATTTAGAACTTCTAGCTCTTCATTCCATAATCCTGCTGCTCTCATAGCATCTTTTTTAGCTTCTTCTTTTACGTTCTGTATTGGGCTAGCTGAAACAGCAGCGAAACCAGATACTACCGTTTCATAAATATCTGGACTGATAGATGCAAATTCGTCAGCAATAATAATATGTGCTCTAAGACCTCTGATTTTGCTACCGTCACCCATGGGAATAGCAATGGTCCAACTGTCTCCCAGTCTCATAGTACATCTATCTACGTCTCGTCTAGGTCCATCATCGTTGCTATTAAAGATACTGCGTAAAATAGGGCTGTTTCTCCAAATGGTTTCCATATATTCAAAGATAATCTTACTTTGTCTAAATGCTGCTCCAACAACAACTATCTTGGTTCCAGGATAAAAAGAACATCTTAATACGCAGTACAAAGCTAATAGAAAAGACTTTCCCCAACCACGACTAGCTATATACATAGGAAATGCTCGTATCCAAAATTCTTGAATAATAGCAATTTGAATAGGATGTAGTTCTATATTAAATAAGAGTTTACATGTAGATCCAATATAGTCTGGATTTCTCAGTATCTTAATTAGATGTAAGTCTGGTTGTTCTATGTCAATCTTGGATCGATGAATCATGAGATTCTTGTCGATCTGAAGTTTGGATAGATCACCTAAACCTAACCAGGAATCATCGAAATCAAAGTTTTTGGTCATTAGCCTTGTAATTTTCTAGACTTAGAAATGGCTCTGTTGACCATCATACGACCTACTGTTTCTACGAACGGTAAACCTCTCTTAGAGCTTTCTTCCTTGAGCCAAGAAACAATAGTATCGATGTTCTGATCACACCAGTCGTTGCCCTTTTCATTCATCTCTAAAGCATGTCTCCTACAAGAACATGTGCTACTACTCTTAATTCCCAAAGCACTAATCATACCTGTTAAAATAGTACCAGCTCCATTTGGATTTTCTTCCAGAGTTTTAGGAAATAAAGCACGTAAAGTCGCAGCTGGATCATTACCTAGATATTGACGTAGTTTATTTTCAATAAATGCTTGAGAATAATCTCCGGCAGCATCATAGTCTGCACCATGTAGTAGTCCGATAGCGCTTGGTATATTTTTAATATTGGCGATAACATTTTTATTTAATGGATTATCACTATATGTCACATCTAAAACATCCATTACAATAGGAGGTGGTGTTATAACTTTATTAGTATTAGTATCTGTGTATGGTGGTGGATTAAGAGTGATTGTTTGATTAAGATTCATGATAATTTCTCCTTTTTAATTACTTCTAAATAATAAACCTTGTTTAGTATGAATTCCGCCACGCTTTCAGCATCGCTAGATGATCCGCAAAACATGACTTTAATATTATGTTCCGTTTGCCACTCCAAAATATGTTTCATTAAGAAAGCTGGGCTAATCTTAATTTTATCCCAAAGCCTTTTAGGTAAATTGCTTCCAATAGGATAGTTTAATACATTTTGAATATCAAATTCTAATAACAAAAAAGCATACTTATGTTCTGATAGTCTTGCTATAGCGTCCTTAAATCTACTTTCAATAATATTGTTAGCAATTTCATTTACACTTTTTTTTCTTTCAATAGCCAAAATATTTTCAAGTCCCTCAATACTATAGTCTCCAGCGTCAAGCTTTCTATGAGCTACGGCATAATTATCAAATGTCCAAGGTTGTTGTTCTCGTGTATCTACGATTATAGTAAAGTCATTGTGATTTGTTGTCATTGTTATTTGCTGCTATTTTTAGAAAAATTGCTTCATAGTAAGATTCTAAGCCAGTTACCATTTTATGATGATTTTTACATAATGTAATACCGTTTAAAGGATTATATCTTAACCCAGGATTATCTGCCCATCTTTTAATATGGTGAGCATTTAATTTTTTAGTAATATTACATCCTGGCCATTGGCACTTAAATTTGTCTCTTTCGTAAATTTGTAATCTCCATTTTTTATATATTGGATCATCATAATTTCTAGACATTAGATACTGTTCCTATATCATGATCTACCATATCTTTAATAAGAGTATTAAAGTCTATTTCTGGTGACCAGTTCAATATGTTATGCGCTTTGGTATTACGTCCTCTTAAATAATCAACTTCGGCTGGACGACATAAAGATGGATCAATTTCTAAATATTTTGTATAATCCAAATTAACATATTCAAATGAGGTTCTAACAAAGTCTAGTACACTCCAAGTTTGACCGGTACAAATAACAAAGTCATCAGCAACATCCTGCTGTAACATTAGCCACATTGCTCTAACATAATCCTTAGCATGTCCCCAATCTCGTTGGGCCCTAAGATTTCCTAGTTTTAAATTTTCTGAGTACCCATTATTAACTAAATTGCCGATATACTTAGTTATTTTACGAGTAACAAAGTTTTCGCCTCGTCGTGGACTTTCATGATTAAATAAAATTCCGCT